TTGTTGAATATAAAGATCCCACTTCAATCCCCTCTCTCTATATTCATCATAGTAATCATCATCTTTATAAAGATTCTCCCAATCAATGGGTTCTACATCCATACCCCTCTCTAACCCATACTTATCCACACATTCATCAGTTAGCCACAAATAACCAGAGTGATTCTGGTCCCAATTGTAATACTCACCATCAACCTCATCTAACATATCGATGTCAGATTGTTCTGTTAAATCATATTCAGACATTTGCGAATCTCCTGTTGTTAAAATTTGCATGTGAGAATTGCTCCCTGTTCACAAGTTTGAACATACCAAACTTGTTGGTCTTGACATAACCCTCACCACCACATTGCTCATTGTCAATGTATGCTTTAGGTCCATTGTTACGCATCAAGAATAACATGTCATCTTTGATTGACTTGACAAGAGACCACAGACGCAACACATTCACATCAATGTCATTATCATTAGCAATTGCATCTTGAGTGATGTCATCGATAGGAAACCCCTGACGAATGCAGGCATTAAGTTGTCTCTGAACTCTTTCAGATTGCTTTGGAGTCATGAACTCACACATAGACGACATTTGACGTGTAAATGCAACAATCTCATCGAAATCTTCATCAATTGACCATGTTTTAGGTTTGACAAATAAGCAACGATCAGTGCTCTTAGGGCAGAAAGTTAATGGAGAAGCAACAGCATCACGAAGATCATGTTCAGCTGTATAAACTGTGTGTGGTGCAATGATAATGTCCTGATCGATTATTTCATCAAAGACGTAAGTAATCGTATTGGGGCAAAAAATATCATCACCACCAAACCCAATAAAATCACCCTGAATAATCCCATCGAAATCAGGAAGGTGATCAAGGCAATGGTGTAATATATCAGCAACATTACCAACATGATTAACATCAATGTCAGAATGTGTTTCGTTAATCTTGATAAGTTTCTTGTTAAAGACCGATTTTGTACCAACAAAGAATTCACCCGTCGCCGGATTTTTGCCCCATACAATCGCGGGAGCGCCATCGATCTTCGCAGATACTTCACCATTAGTTAGAAACCAATCAAGGACAGAAAGATCACCAGTCAGAATAGAATCTTCAGGGTGTTCTAGATGCGTGTTCTTCATACTATTGAAACAGTTTAGAGGGCCGGCTTTAGATAGGGAGTTTTGCTAGTGATTTTCCTTTACTATGTTTCTTAATAAAGTTAATTGCTGATTTACGATTGCGACAGGTTTTAAGTTGCTTTCCCTTGTGAATAATTATGAGTTGTGTATTACTACCTCCCAAGGGTACAGCAGCATATAAATTGGGGTCTTCCCAATCTTTTCCAACTAAGAAACCAGTTTCTTTAAGCTTGGAATCTAAAATGTAAGGATTTGGTGGTTGTTTCATACGATAAACTGTTTTTCATAGTCCAGAAGTTGTGGGAGAAAAGTTACGTTCTCATCTGTTGGTTGTGCATCAATCCATCTTACCTTATTCTCTGGACGCTTATACAATTTGATCCCAAGATGTTCATATTTCTTATCTGTTGGAACAAAGACTTTATACATCTCACCTCTCTTATTCTCAGTAAGTTGCTGTAATCTTCTATTCTCTGATTTGGTAACTTTAATTTTTGTGCAAGATGATATAAAAACCTCTCTGAATTTATCATAATCAGTAAGATATACATCTGCATTATCCATCACAAACCTTCCAACGAATTGAGGGGAAAAGCAATGATCATCTGTCCTTTCTGATGGACTATTCATTGCATTTTCACTGATCAATCCTGTGTCACCATATTGACAACTAAACACACCCTCATAATATTGACGAGTGATAATCCTCACCACATCAGGATCATTCGGATCCCAAAGCTCAAGATTAGATTTAAGAGCATTGAATGTTGCCTTACAATAGATTTCAAGTTTTCGTTGTCTGATGTCAGTCATTTGCGAATCTCACTTTCTAATTTCACTGATTGCTGGCATTCCTTGATTGAATACAACATCAACAACTGCCTGAACTTTCTTAGCAGTGCTGATACCCACTTTATCATAAGTTGGGACACAAACAAGACCAAATGTCTTTTCTTTACCACCCAAACGAATCACACGACCAATAGACTGACTGATGCCAATGTAGTCCATGTTCCGCATGAAAATAACAGCTTCAAGACCACTGACGTTGATACCCTCAGACAGAATAGAGTGATGAAGAACAACAAACTTCTTTGTCTTGTCCTTGCCCCAAGTATTCAGGGTGTCAAAGAATACATCGCGATTGACTTTCTTACCATCAATGATTGCACCTGTCTTCGCTGTGATTGTCATCCAAGAATATCCACGATCATTAAGTTGTGACACAAAATCAGATTGTGTTATAAGACCCATGATTTGCTTCGTAGAACGAGCACAGATCAAAGTCTTATCAATGTCATTTTCATCGATAGTCTCTATCAGATTGTCACCATCTTCAGCATACATGACCTTCCTGTTCTTAATAATTTCTAGTTGCTTCACAACAACTTTAGGGGGTAGAATATAACCCTGTTCAACCAACTCAGGAGCAGGAACATTGCACAGAACCTGACCATAAACACTGCCCCAATTCATCCCTGGTTTATCAATAGCCAGAGAATGTTTAGGAGTTGCAGTAAAGAAGTATGCACGGTCTGAGACATCACTCAGATGCTCTGTAGCAGGGAAGAAGTTACGTTGAACGCTATTGTGTGCCTCATCAAAGTATATCGTATTTACCTCAATATCTGCCTCAACAATACGATGAAGAGAATGGTACGATGTAAAGATGATAACATTCTCACCTTCTGCGCGAGCAGTATTAGCAAAGACATGAATGTCATCTGCTTTTGTTGTAGAATAGTGCTCTGTCTCACCACTGTGAACGTGCATCACATGTGTGTGAGTTGTATCAATCAACTCAAGGAATTCAGAGCACAGTTGTTCTGCCAACAGAATACGTGGAGCAACAACAACCGTCGTCATTCCGTTGTCGATGTATTTACAATTCTCCACAACATCCTGAATCATACAGATAGTTTTGCCACCACCTGTAGGAACAATGATTTGACCTTTCCCGTATGCCAACATACGATCAAGAATACGTTGCTGGTGTGGACGAAGGGTCAGAGTCATCAAAGGGGGAAATTAATAAAACTACTATATCACCACCCTCAACCTAAGTCAAGGGTATTGTGGACGCTTGTAGACACTACTCAGACAGTTTAGAGGGCCGGCCTCCAACCTATCTTGGTTCATATTCCTTTGCTGGTTTATTGATTCCTTTTACTAAGTGGCGACGTAGCTTTTCACCTTGTCTACGAATTTGCCTTCTCTCTTCTCTACTTTTACCTGATGCTGCTTGTGGTTTATACTCTGGACTTACTTTCTTTGCTTTTTTCTTACTGAGAAGTTCAGATGCAGTAGGAGTTTTTTTCTTTTCGGGTGCAGGTGATTCACCTTTTTTTGCTGCTGCTCTTGCCTGNGCTGCTTTCTTTCTTTCAGCTTTTGCTGCTGCTAATTGTTTCTCTCTTGCAGAACCTCTATCTTGTTCAGGTTGCTGAACTCTTGTAGATGCTTGTCTTTGAGTACCAATATCTTTTCTTGGTTTATAATCCTTAGCGGGGACCATTTTGCCCCCACCAACTGCCTTCATCCTGCGCTTTTCAGGTTCTGTTTTCTTACGTTCAGCACCGATTCTTCCACCCTCACCAGTTCTCCTGATTTGAGAACGTCCTTGGACTTCTTTATCGTATACTTCAGTAATAAACTCCTGAAAAGTTTTCATTGGTTAAAGAACTTACCTCTTTTTATTTAGATGCTCCAGTTTTATAGACCATATTATTATCATACATCTCTTTTACACGATCTTTCCTCAATTGAGAAAGTCTATCATAAGTTTTCTGCTGTTCTACAGAGAATACAAATGATTGTTTACGCCAAGTTTGACGCAGTTCTTGAAGTTGATACAGGATTTCNGCTGATTTCATTTCAGTAATCAATGTTAGAGTTTAGGTATTCTTGAATGTCAAATTTTTTTTCGTCTTTAATAAGATCTTCAAGATCTTCATAAACATGATCGAAACATGCAAGTTCTTCAACTTGTTGTTCAGTGAGATAATGATCCATGTGATTTGTAGTTACATTAGTGAAACACTTTGAAGGGCCGGCTTACTTAACTAAGATGCGGAAATCTTTACACCCCTCTTGTTTTTTTACAGTTTCCCAGAAAATAGCATCTTCAATCTTCATGAAACTCGCAGTATGCTTTGCATAACCTTTCTTCTTTGGTTTGAGATAGTCCACTTTATACATTTTAATTACGTTTAGTACACCAATAACCACCATTAGGTTTATCGGCACAAACATATACATTTGTGCCAGTATTGTTCCAGTGTCTTATGACTCCAGAAACAATAACCATATTAGTAGTGAGCAGACTGACAAATATGATGCTGCGAATGATAGCAACATAATTGTCATAAGGTTTTGTTTTATCATCACTAAAACT